TAATAAAAAATGAACTTTGAAGTAGTCTCAACATTTGAAAATAAAATTGCTGAGTTTTTTGGTTCTCCGTACGCAGTTGCGATTGATAGTTGTACACACGGATTAGAATTGTGTTTAAGGTACACCAGTGAAACTAAAATCAATGTACCTAAAAGAACTTATTTATCGGTACCATTTTTAGCCGAAAAAATTGGATTAGAAAGAGAATGGAGAGAAGAGGATTGGAAAAATTATTATACTCTTAATTATGGTGATAAAAGAATTATAGATGCAGCGGTATTGTGGGAAAAAAATAGTTATATCCCTAATACATTTATGTGTATTAGCTTTCAATATCAAAAACATCTTTCATTAGGTAGAGGAGGAATTATTTTACTTGATAACAAAAATGATTATATTTCATTAAAGAAAATGTCTTATGATGGAAGACTGCCCAACATACCTTGGAGAGACCAAGATATTGACACTGTTGGATTCCATTATTATATGACACCTGAAACAGCACAATTAGGGTTAAATAAATTACAAGAAGCTATTGACACACCTCCAAGACAATGGGTGTCAACTGATTGGCCTGATTTAACTAAAATGAAAATTTTTAAAAATAAATAATAATAAAATATGGAAGAAAAATTTAAACGAGAAATAAACTCATTTCAAAATATTTGGCATGGAGGATACTTTGGAGAAAATAGTCCGAATAGAAATCAAATTGGACTTGAGGATTACTTAACAAATAATATTGAAACCGATTTAACAATTCTTGAAATTGGATGTGGTCGTGGAAGATGGAGTAAATTTATTTATGAAAATTTACAACCAAAAAAATTACAATGTATTGATATTTTATCGGAAAAACATAATAATTTTTGGTCTTTTGTTGGTGAAGATAAGAGAGAAAAATTAGAGTATTATCATGTCAAAGATTTTTCATTAGATGAAATACCTGATGAAAGTTTAGATTTTGTATTCAGTTATGATGTGTGGTGTCATATATCATCATCAAGTCAAGAATTATATTTAGAAAGTTTGTATAAAAAATGTAAACCGGGAGCTAAAATATTAATAATGTATTCTGACCCTGAAAAATATTATAATAGTGAACCGACAAATTTATGGTTTATTAAAGAATATCTACCAAAAGAAAAAACAAAAGATGTAACAAATAATGAAGATATTTTTAAATTGGCGATTGAAGATAGTGATGGGGAAATTATTCCAGGTAGATGGTATTGGATTGGTAAAGAAAAATTCTTAAAAAATGTTACCAAATATAATTATAAAATCTTAGTCGAGGACTTGAATATAGACAACACTAACGTATTAACATTGTTTAAAAAATAATATGAAAAAAGCATTTATAACAGGTATTAACGGTCAGGACGGTTCATACTTGTCAGAATATTTATTGTCCTTAGGATATGAAGTACATGGTATTGTAAGAAGAAATTCAGTACCTGAACATCAACAAAGTCGTATTGAAACCATCAAAGACCGTATGCACGTTTATTATGGTGATGTGTTAGACCAAACAAACTTACAAAAATTATTAGACAAAATACAACCTGATGAAATTTATAATTTGGCGGCTCAAAGTCATGTTAGAATTAGTTTTGATATTCCTGAATTCACATTACAGACAAATGCTAATGGCGTTTTAAATGTATTAGAAGCGTATAAAAGAAGTTGTCCAACAGCAAAGTTTTATCAAGCGTCATCATCAGAGATGTTTGGAAACTCAGTTGATGAGGATGGTTTCCAAAGAGAAACAACACATATGACACCAGTATCACCATATGGATGTTCTAAACTATGTGGTTATTCATTAGTTAGAAATTATAGAAGAGCATATGGATTACATGCAGTTAATGGGATTTTATTTAATCACGAATCACCAAGACGAGGTTCAAATTTTATAACTAACAAGGTTGTTAAAACTGCTGTTGAAATTAAACATGGTATCAAAGATAAATTAGTTGTTGGTAACATGGACTCATACCGAGATTGGGGTCACTCAAAAGATTATGTAAAAGCAATGCACCTTATTTTAAATCATGATACACCTGATGATTTTGTTATTTCAACCATGAAGACACATTCAGTTAGAGAAATGATTGATTATGTTTTCACAAAATTAGGTTTAGATTATACAAAATATGTAATTCAAGACCAAGAGTTCATGAGACCTGAAGAATTAAAATATCTTAAAGGAGATTCAACAAAGGCGAGAAATTTATTTGGATGGGAACCTGAATATTCATTTGAAGATTTAATGGATGAAATGATTGAACATTGGGAAGAACAAATTAGAATATCTAATATTATTAATAATAAACCTTCAAAACATAGTGAAAATTAAAATTGTTTTTTATTCACATTCAATTGATTATGCTGGTACTTGGAGGTCTCACGAACAAATATTACTTAATTTAAATAAAGAAATATTTCAACCATACGTCCTGTATAACGAAAGTATTAACAACAACCGACTAAATTTTGTTGTTGAAAATTTAGGAAGTGATTTTGTAATCCCATTTTCTGCGTCAACCGAAAAAACGGGACCTGATATGGGTTACACTTTTATTAATACCAATTTTGAAGAAAAATTATTAGAAATTAATCCTGATATTATTCATTTTGCCCGAAGCGGTTATTATGAATGGCCGTTTACTAAAAGATTATCACCCGTTCAAATTGAAACAAATATTTTTGGATTTAAGGACACAACACCTTTTTTGGATTATTCTATAGCAATTTCAAATACTATTAAAAATATTAGAGGTGATGCGAATGAAGTAATTTACAACCCAATATCAAAACAAATAAACAACAATGAAAATTTAAGAAAAGAATTAAATATTTCTGAAAAAACTTTTGTTTTGGGACGTATTGGTAGACCTGATAATTTTACACCAATATCAATTGAGTGTACCAAAATTATGAAAGAATCTAAAATTGATTTTAAATACATTATTATTGGTGCGTGTGATTCAACTAAAAATAAAATTAAAGAACTTGATTTAGAAAATTATTTTATACTTTTAGACCCCACCAATGATGATAATTTAATACATAAATTTTATAATACTATTGATGTTTTTGCTCATTATAGAAGTGATGGTGAGACATTTGGAGTTTCAATTGCACAATCAATGGTATACGGTAAACCAGTTGTTTCACATTTTGCCGGGTCAAATGGACAGTCAGAAACCATAGGAGATTCAGGATTTGTTGTTAACAACTCTATGGAATATTTTCTTTCAATATTAAAATTAATTAAAGATAAAGATTTATATAAAAATTTATCAAAATTATCTATTAAAAACAGTGAAAAATATCTAATACAAAATATCATACCTAAAATTGAAACCACTTATTTAAATTTATTAAAAAAATGAAAATATTAATTATACAAGAAAACGGAAGACATCTTGAAAATAGAGAGTTTAGAGAATGCTTTAACCTACAAAGAGCACTATTAAGAAAAAATATAGATACTGTTGTGTGGGGGTTAGGACATGATAATTTTAACACACCATTTCAACAAATCACCAAAGATGTTGATGTTATTATTCTTTTAGAAAATTATGATTCAAATGGATGGTTACCAGATTTAAGTAATCTTAATATATTAAAAATATTTTGGAGTATTGATTCACACATGGTAATGGTAAATCATATAACCACTGTTATTAAAAATAAAATTGATATTGTTTTAAATGCAATTGAATCCCATCAGAATTATTTTAAAACGTCAAAAACTTTTTATTTTCCAAATGCTTATCCATCTGATTTAATTAAACCAATTGATGGTGTGGACAAAAATGTGTTTTTGGGATTTTGTGGTTCATTACTTAATAGGTCCGAAATATTAACTAAATTAGAAAACAAATTTAATCTTAAAAAAGATATTTGGAAATTAGGTAATGAAATGGTTAAAACCATAAATGGTTATAAAATTCATTTTAATAAAACATTGTCTAATGATATTAATTATAGAATTTTTGAAACTATGGGTTGTAACACATTGTTATTAACAAATAACACTGAAAACATTAATACTTTTTTTAAAGACATGGAAAATATTGTGATATACAATAATGAAAATGAACTATTTGACAAATTAAGTTTGTTGTCATCAGATAGTGATTTAATAAATAAAATTAGTAATGCTGGTCACGATTTGGTTAGAAATAATCATACCTATGATAATCGTGCAGATGTTTTACTTAAGATAATTAGTGATTACATTTAATTTTAAATTATGGATAATAAAAAACCGAGAAGAAAACCTACAGTATCTGTAGAAGACTCAAACCAACAACACAAAACTAAAAAAGAAATTATTAGTACCTTAATTAAGAAAAAAACTAGGGATAAATTTTTATCAGAAAGTCAAAGAGAATATTATGAAATATTACAAAACAATCAGATAACAATTTGTTCAGGTCCTGCGGGTGTTGGTAAGTCATATATCGCAATGAAAGCTGCGGTTGATTTATTAGCCGACCCAAATAATTCTTATGAAAAATTAATCATTGTAAGACCAGCTGTTGAAGCAGAGGAAAAACTTGGTTCACTACCTGGTAATGTTGAAGAAAAGTTGGACCCGTATATTTTCCCATCTTACTATCTTCTAAATAAAATTATTGGAAAAGATGTTAGGGAAAAATTAAAAGATATGGAAATTATTGAGGTCTTTGCTTTGGCATATATGAGAGGTATGAATATTGACAACTCAATTCTTATTTTTTAGGAAGCACAAAACTGTA